TGACGGTTACTGGATAGGCAAAGACGGTAAGGCATATTGCAACTATTGTTACGGTCACGTCTATTATCCAAAACAGTTTGGCTTCACTAGAGATGATCTAAAGAATGGCAAGGCAGGTTATACTTGGGATGGCAAACCCTTACATAAAATACACTGATGGCATTTTTCTACGACAGAAGAGACACATACGAGCAGAACTTCAATAGATGGTACAAAGCTCATAAATTAGAGTACGAGGCTTACAACTATCCACACTTTGACGAACCTACAGCCAGAGCTAAGTTTGACACGCACTTTGGTAGCAAAAAGATCAAGATAACAAGAATAAAAAAATATTAAAGAAAGGGAGAATAGAAACAATGTTACCGAAAGAATACCAAGATTACTTTGACAATATGATGTCCAGAATGGATAACGCAAAGATTCAGATATGTCCTGATTGCGGTGAAACTGATTGGGGTATGGTTCTAGAGCCAAAAGTACTTTTGGTCTGCAATGAATGTGATTACTCTTATACAGATGATCTTCTGTTTCGTGTCATCGTTCCATATCTACCAAAAACTCAAAAAGAGATGGATGAACAAATGGAAAACAATCCTTTCCATCAATTATCTATACTAACTAAGGTGTTTAGATGCTTGGGAAAAAAGTAAAAAAATATTAACAAAGTTGTTGCAATTAAGCCAAAAAGGACTAATATAGATATTGCTAATTAATTGAATAGGAGAAAATATGAATAAAATAGCACACTTATCAACCTCTGAATGGGTAGATGACTTTACCTTAGAACTCTTTGCAAACTTCAAGCATGACAACTATGAAGCTGTATTGAATACATCTAATCCTTCATCTAGTGAAATAGTTGAGGACTTAATAAAACTAGATGCGCTTCAAAGAGATGCAGAGGAGTTTATAGAAGTAGTCGGAGAATACTTCACTGGTTATAGTTGTGATCATTCTGCTGTTGCGATAGCAATAGTGTTTCTAGAAAAACTAAAGGAGCAGGCATAAAGCCTGTTCCTTAACTTGAAGGAGATAAAATGAGAAAGACTAGAAGGGAAAGGAATATGGATGAAAGAATATTCAACCCAGAAAAATATGCAGCAAAAATTGCATGGAGATACGCTTATATGGATGATACCTGTGAAGAGTGGACACAAGGTACTTATTGGGGAGAAGATGGAACATACCAAGATTTGTCTCAACAGCTACATGAGTTAGTACCTAGTAGCGGTTCAGTAGATTATCCTGAACAAAATCCTAAACTTGAGAGGTTTCGCAAAATGAGCAATGCTTACTATGATCTGTATAATAATGGTGGAACAAATACTGGTCGTGAAACTGCTTACTATTTTCCTAGAACAGTAACCTATGCCAAACAAATGAGATGGGATAGATGTTATCAGATAACAGAACCTAAAATGGATAGAGCAATTTTACAAGCGGCTAAAGAACAGGGGTTAGTGTAATGTCAGGATTCACAAAAATACAGCCAAACGGTTATGGTATACACATTAGTATGATGCACAATCAGAGGTTTGGTCTTACTGATCAAGACAGAGCCAAAAGAAAAGCTCGTCAAAGACGTAAAGAAGCAAAAAAAAATAACTCATAAAGTGCTTGCAATATAGTCCTTCTTGGACTAATATAGGTATCACTAATAAATTGAAAAGGAGATAAGATGAAAGTAAATTTAACTGAGGCACAAGTAGACCACTTAAACTATATATTAAATAAAGACCTTAAAGAATCTACAGAGCTTCATTACTCTGGTAGAGAATGTGTAGATAGACGTTATACAAGAGTTAATATGAACCACAACTTAAATATTCTTGAAAAGTTAAATAGATAGGAGGGCATAGTTCTTAATTGAACTATAGAAAAGAGGAGGTTATAAAGCCTCCTTTTTTTTGTGTTTAAGAACAATCTGTAATATAGTTGGCAAAAATTGTTGACTAAACATAGAACAATCAGTGGATAAAAAAAGCACGGTACAAAGAATCACACCTGATCTAGCACTCAAGCTAAGGACAGAATTTGTGCAGGGTATAGAACTAGAGAGCGGTGAGAGACAATACTTACCCATAGTTGAGTTAGCCACAAAGTACAATGTTGCCCAGACATCACTATTCAGACTGTCACAAAAAGAGAACTGGCGAGACCAGAAAGAGCAGTTCAAGATACAACTACAAGAGAAGATAGACGAAGAGACCGCAAAGCAGATGGCAGTAGAGTCCAGAAAGTTTGACTCTAAGAGTGTTAAGGTAGCCAATCAGCTCATGGAGATAGTTCACGGTAAGGTCTATAGAAACCTCAAAGCATTAGAACAGGACACCAAAACAGATAACCCCAGTCAAATACTAAGCCTAGCCAATACTGCTGTAGCAGCACAGAGATTAGCTAAGTTAGCATTTGGTGAATCAACTGACTCAATTAATATAAATGGAAGCATCCAACAAAGTGAAGCCTTCACAGAAGTTCTTGAACTCTTGGACACAGTTGCAGAAGAGCGCAGAAAAGGCAACGATAAACCTATACACTGAGTGGCTGAACACCGCTAGGGCAAAACAACTACAACCGTTAGAAGAACACTACATCTGGCTCATACTTGCAGGACGTGGTTGGGGTAAGACTAGAACAGGCGCACAAGACATTGCACTTTACGCTCTAAGAAACCCAAACAGCCTATGTGCTGTAGTAGCACCGACACATGGCGATCTAAGAAGAGTTTGCTTTGGTGGTAACAGTGGACTGCTCTCAATTATCCCAGAAGAGTGCTATATACAATCATCTGATGCCAAAGGTTATTCATCTAGTGTTGCAGAGATCAGATTAGACAATGGTTCAAAGATCATGGGATATGCAGCTATAGAACCAGATAGACTTAGAGGTAGTCAGTTTCACAGAGCATGGGCAGACGAATTAGCAGCATGGAGATATTCAGAGGCATTTGATCAGTTGATGTTTGGATTGCGATTAGGAGATAACCCACAGTGTGTAGTGACCACGACCCCTAAACCTAGCAAGATCATCAAAGACCTAGTAGCAAGAGAGGATGTAGTCGTCACTACTGGTAACACATTTGAGAACGAAGATAACTTAGCTGACACAGCCTTAGCTATGCTTAAGGAAAGATATGAAGGCACGTCTTTAGGTAGGCAAGAACTGTATGCTGAGATCATAGAGGACTTTGAGGGTGCTTTGTGGAGCAATAAGATGATAGAAGAAGGTAGGCTTAATGAGAACGAAGAGAGAGACCTTAGACAAATAATCGTAGCTATAGACCCTGCTGTGACCGCTAATGAGAACTCTGACGAGACTGGGATCATAGTGGCAGGCAAAGATTACAACGATAGATTCTATGTACTAGAGGATGTATCTGGTGTCTATACACCTGATCAATGGGGCAGAAAAGCTATAGATTGCTACTATGAGTGGCAAGCTGATAGAATAGTAGCGGAAGTAAATAACGGTGGAGACTTGGTAGAAAGACTATTAAGGAGTATAGACCCTCATATACCCTATAGGTCAGTAAGAGCAACGAGAGGCAAACTTACAAGAGCAGAGCCTATCAGTGCCTTATATGAGCAGAAGCGAGTACACCATGTCGGATATTTTGCAGAGCTAGAATCACAGATGTGTTCTTACACTGGAGAAACCAAACCTTCCCCTGACAGGTTAGATGCTTTAGTATGGGCAATGACCGAACTCAGTAAGTCTAGGGGTGAGGTGAATTGGAGGATTAGCTAATGGCAACAATACTGGACAATATTAAAAACGTATTCACACCTAAGCCTGTGGAAGAAAAACAAGTGGGTAACATGGTAGGATATTTTGGTGTAGGTTCATCAAAGTCAAAACAATACACTTATGCAGATTTAGCCGAAGAAGGCTACATGAAAAACAGCATCGTCTATAGATGCGTAAACGAGATAGCCAAAGGTGCTAGTGCAGTACCATTTATGGTGAAAGCAGGAGATCAGGTTTTAGATAGTCACCCTATCGTCACCTTAATGAGCCGACCTAATCCATTGCAATCCCATAGTGAGTTCTTCAACAGCATCTTTGGTTTCTTACTACTTAGCGGTAACGCTTACATTCTTAAAGTAGGATCAGAAGTAGGCGCACCTAAGGAATTACACCTGTTGAGACCTGACAGAATGGTTGTCAAAGGTGGTAGTAATCCAATACCTGACAGGTATGAATATGTTTTAAATGGCAGAGTACAAGCTACATATCCTGTAGAAGAAAGAACAGGATTTAGTGAGGTCAAGCATGTGAAACTGTGGAATCCATTAGATGACTTTTATGGATTATCTCCAATGTCAGCAGCAGCTATAGAAGTTGATCAACACAATATGTCAGGCAAACACAATATAAACTTACTTAGCAATGGAGCAAGACCTAGTGGAGCAGTAGTATTCAAACCACAAGATGATGCAGGATTTGCTGTGAATCTAACAGAGTCACAAAGACAACAATTACTCACAGACCTTAACAATAGATTTAGTGGTACTGCCAATGCAGGTAGACCATTACTCTTAGAAGGTGACTTTGATTGGAAAGAGATGGGTTTAAGCCCTAAAGATATGGACTTCCTAAATCTTAAACAAATGGCAGCAACAGATATAGCTATGTGTTTTGGAGTGCCTAGCCAGTTAGTAGGTGTATCAGATGCACAGACTTATGCAAATGTAGCTGAAGCAAGATTGGCTTTATATGAAGAGACAATCATCCCACACTTGAGAAAACTAGAATCAGACTTTAATGAGTGGCTTGTACCAATGTTTGGTGAGAATCTAGAGTTCTGTTTTGACATAGACAAAATACCTGCTTTAGCTGA